CTTCCCGCTGCACGACTTTCTGACTGACGCCCTTGAAATAATTCTCGAACGTCACACCGAGATTGCCGTTTCCCTTATAGGAAATCTTGGCCATTACCGGGAAGTCCGGGCCTGCAAGATGACCAGGGCGGACGCCGGATCGGACAAACGCCGCGTGATTTCCCAAGTGCGCCCATCTTCGTCCACGACGAGATCGGCGGTCTTCGGTTGCACCGGCAGATCGAGCGCCGGGAACAGAAACTTTTGATCCGTCAAGACGGAGACGTTCTCATCGACCTCGCTCTCGCGAAATCGCGCAAAGACCGTACGCTTGAGCAGGTAGTTCACCGAGACCGGGACAGATGTTCCTGCGTCCAAATCTCGCACCATCGCGCCGGTCAAACTCTTGTACGTCGCCGGGCGCGCGATGTCGCTGACGGCTTTGAAGGCGGCGATGACTGCCCTTTGAACACCAGCGCGGAGGCTCACGATTAGCTCCGAATGATTTTCTTGAAGGCCGGACGCACACCTTTGTTGACCTGACCAAGATCGCTGAGCATCTGGATGACGAAGTCTGGCAAGCTGGCCCGCGTCATGTCGGTATCGAGTTTGATGTCGATGACATCGACCCGGAGTTCCGTCATCCCGCGCGTCGGCTGCGGGGCGGTCCAGTCGTCGTTCATCAGGTACGAGGCAAGCTCGCAGACGGCGTCTTGGAGGACGAACGGGATCATATCCTCAGGGATTTCGAAGCCGTCCCCGTCGAAAACGCCGGTCCGAGGCCACCGCAGGCCGGACTCATCGTCCACCCGCGTCCCGTTCCATTTCACAATCCGGTCGAGGTACTTTGAGGCCCGAACAAGCAGCTTTTCCCTGGCGTCATCCGTCAAGGCCAGCCAATCCGCCGAGGCGAAGGCGTTGGTGCTGACATAATCGTCGGCGTACGCCAACGCGGTGTAGGAGTTCGCGTCGGAATCTGCATTTCCGGTCTCGACGACAAATTGGAAGGCCATGACTTAGAAGTCACTCTCATCTGATTTCGTGACAGTTCCGGCATTGTGCAGGAATGCCGGGGCATGGTCAAGAATTGCGGCAGATGTGTCATCTTCGGCGGCAAAGGCCATAACCCAGGCTTTGGTGAAAGCCGACCGGACAACGTCGCTCTCGTCGAAGCGCACAACCCGCATCGGGACGTTGTAGCGCTCGGCAAGATACAGGGCGTGGAGGAGCCCAGAATCCCGCACGTCGATCTGATCGAGATCGCCGGTGACGACGACCTGCGAGTTCTCGCCGATCCGAGTCAAGAAAAGTTTGAGGTCGGCAATGTTCGCATTTTGGGCTTCATCGAGGATAATGCACGAGTCTTGCAGGCTACGCCCACGGAGGTGCTCAAATGCGATTACCTCGATCCGATTCTCCTGGCGGAGCTTATCGAGCGTGGTCGCGCTCATCTCGGCGCGCAAGCCGTCGAACACCGGCACCAACCAAGGTGCGAGCTTTTGGTCGATCTTTCCTGGGAGAAAACCGAGCGCGTGCTTGGGAGCAGAGACAGCGACCCGGCAAATCACGATCTTGGAGATCGTGCCGTCGAGCAGACGGCGTGCCGCGAGGCGAGCAGGAATGTAGGTCTTGCCGGTGCCAGCGGGGCCGACGCCGAAGACGTTTTCGCCTCGACGCAAACTGTCGATGTAGACTCGCTGATTGGGAGTCTTCGGAACCAGCGGTGAAATTCCCGCGCCGCTCGCGGAAGCGCGTTTTGCGCGCCGTGCTTTTCTAGCTTGTGATTTAGAAGGGCGGGGAGAGTCGGGATATTCGAAAAACTCAGGTTGTTGTTCCACCAACTCTCCCCGGACCTCGCTAGGTTGGAAAAATAAGTGACTGTAGTGCGGCTAGGTCTTCCCGTAGGTCCTTGAGCCTGCATTCAAGCGTCAAAAGGATCGGATGCGTCAATTCACAGGATGCCAAATCTGTCAGTTCGTGTGCGCCCCGAAGAAATCTTGACTGGATTGCGTCAAGGTCGGCCCCAACTTTGTCACACGCATTTACATTCGACTGGCGTATAAGAGCGATGCTGTGTTGCACTTCTGAACCCCATCACTACCGCAGCGCCGAATGCCCCCTTGGCTACTCGTTGCCGCGCGTTGTTGGATGAAGTGTGCCCAATTCTAATCAATGTGCAAGTGATTTCGTGCGTTGAAGAGACACTTGGCATCATTCTATTGTCATTGTCTTAGACAATGTAAACAGAGAATGAATCACCCCGCGCCACCTATAAAATCGGCTGAGACTTCTCAGTAATTCTTAGTTTCTCTTATCCGCCTTGCGGTCGAGAGAGGTTCTGATGTCGCTGAGGATGTTGCGAATGTCTTTCAAGGACTCGTGCAAGTCATTGGTTTGGGCTTCGAGGGCGCTGACGCGCGGCGGGAGATTTTGAGATTCGAGGTAGCCGATCTTCGTGTCCAGCGTGGCCAGACGGGCTTCATCGTGGGCGTAGAGCCCAGCGGCGGAAAGGAAGAGCGAGAGCACGATGAAGACGTGCCCCAGGTTGATGGTCCAATCGAACATTCCGCGCCGCTTGCTCGGCGCGCCATTGTCGATTTCGGTGTCGATTTCCATGCTGCCCCTCTGTGTGGGCAAGATGCCCGCCGCCACTTAAGACGTACGGCTCTTGCCCCCGGCAACGAGCACGATTTGAGAATGAACGGGAGGGTAGCCGAAGGGGTCACGAAAGTCAAGAATCATGACAATGCCCTGACGTTATTCGTTGACAAAATATTTTTGTGGCAGCGCTGGCGAGATTTGAACTCGCACGATGTCCACCTTCGGAGGATGGTGGCCTATCCTGTTGGCCCACAGCGCTACGAAAAATAATTGGCGTCCCCGGAGAGAATTCAACTCCCGTCCCTCGGTTTAGAAGACCGCCGCTCTGTGCGCTGAGCTACGGGGACGAATGCACACTCGGAGAGACTCGAACTCTCAATGAGGTTTTACCCTCGCCGGATTCGTAGTCCGGTGCCCTATCCAGTTGGACGACGAGTGCATGTTGGCTGGGGAGGTAGGGATCGAACCTACGAGATGACCGGTTAACAGCCGGGTGCTTTACCTCTTAGCTACACCCCAAAACGATGCGCGTATCTCCACGCATCGAGAAAATTGGAAGGCGTGGTGAGTCTCGACCTCACAGCCTGATGCTTCAAAGGCATCCGCGCCGCCATTGCGCCACACGCCCATATTATTGGTAGGGACAGTGGGTTTCGACCCCACAACCTTCCGGCTCAGAACCGGATGCGCCGCCTTTGCGCCATATCCCATCATGTTTGGTAGGCGATGAAGGAATCAAACCTCCCTGAGGCCGCATGTAAAACGGCTGCACGGTCACTATGCCAATCGCCCACTTATTCCGCATAAACCTCGCTTATGCGTTCTTTCGTATAATGTCCGTCTACGGACAATCTGGTACGCGATGGATGAATCGAACATCCGTCTCACACTTATCGGGTGCGGGCACTGACCACATATACCAATCGCGTATGTCTGGTAGTCCATCACCGAGTCGAACGGTGTCGTGTCGGCATGTCATACCGATGCTCTCCCACTGAGCTAATGGACCATGTTTGGCCGACCGGGAGGGTTTCGAGTCCTCGTGCTCCCCGTCTTCAGCGGGGCGCTATACCATCTCAGCTACCGGTCGAAATTCAGTTCTCCTTGTTTGCTTTTCTCGATCATCTCTTTGAACAAATCCCAAACGCTGAACGTGTCCTCGAAGCGCCGCACTGGCTTGCCTAGCGGCTTGTCTTCTGGAAACATCGGAACAAATTTCTTCTTCACAACGTATTTGCCTTTTGGCGGGAGTGGAGAGATTTGCACTCTCTAACCCAGAGGGATCGGTTTTACAGACCGACGAAACTACTCTCACGTTCCCGCACTCCCATGGCCAAAAGCAAAAGGCCCGCCTAGCTGTTTGCCGGGCGGGCCTTTTGGAACCTTGAGAGCGGGACTTAGGTTTAGAACCCGTTGTCCTTTTCCACACGCACCAAAGACCCGCCCGGAATATAGCGATTCCGGACGACGATCTGTTGCACGCGGTTAAATCTCTTGCTCATGTTGTCGTGTGTACCAGAGGCTGGAGTGGGAGTCAAGAATTACGTCAGTGTGGGAAAATATGTTGCCTGAAGGCTACATTGTGCCCCTTACGGTGCGCTAAAGGCAACATCAGAGGACATCGAGCGGCCTATAAGGACTGATGACGCCTTGGACATATCCGTGATCGCAGAAGTCGCACACCACATCGCGATACCAGCCGCGAGCCGCATGCTCATCCCGGTGCCATTGACCAGCGTCCAGCGCGTGTCCGAAGCAACGACAGATGAAGCGGCGGATGGCCATGATCATAGCCTGATCGCCTCACGAACCATGATGAGTCCGGACTTGGCGTCCACCTGCATGATCCGGATCGGCCCGGTCGGCGAGTAGCGGTCGAACTCCGCGACCGTCAACTGACCGCCGAAGCAGGAACCGGTATCGAGGCCGGTGCAATGAGGCTGGAGGAATGGTTCTTTGCGCGGCGTGTGTCCGAAGACGACGTGGCGCTCGTAGGTCTGTCCGGGGTCTTTTCCGATATATTCCCAATCGCGCATCCAGAGCAGATGCTTCTCGTCATGTTCGTCGGGATGCTTCCCAGGCCAAAGCCCGGCGTGAACGAACCAGTGCGCTTCCGTCTCATGGAACGTGGGCAGCGATCTGAGCCATTCGATGTGATCTTGCTGCGGCTCGCCGCTTTCGTCCCCGTCTTTCTCATAGGATTTGCACGTCTCCATGCCACCGTTCACGTGC